GGAGAAAGTTATGCTTGGGGTAAATGGATAGGTTTCCTTGTGGACTATGAGAATAAGCACGAACCAGAGTATGATAGTAAAGTTGGCAAAGGATTTCCGTATATACACTATATAGCTAATTATATAGTAGATGAAAGAATAGACTATAAGAGATACTGTCAAGTTGCTCTTGCTATTAGAGGGCTACTCTGGTGGCTTCCATTGTACTTACTATTTGCTTATATAGGATTTATAAGTTACGTCGAAGCGATGCTATTAGGTATAGCAATTGGGATAGGATTTCCAGTGGCTGCGTATGTAGGACGTAATTGGGACTATAATAATAAGATAGGTGTACTTGAGTTTAAACGTGGATGGGAAAATCAAGAGATAGTTTATGGAGCAATGCAGGGAATAGTATTGTGGTATGTAGTACTAGGAGTAATGCATGGTTAATAAAATTAAGGACTGGTGGCGGAGTAACATATCCATAGCTGATGATGTTAAAGTTATAACTGATTTGCTTGAGTGTATTAATGAGAAGACTTGTACGATTGATAAAAAACTAGATGAAGAGTATAAGCTAATTAAAGACGAGCTTACGTTGTATAAAGGTATGGTTGAATCAGTAGGTATGGCTGTACCAGATATGATCTGGTTAAAGGATCTTAATGGTAGATATATGTATGCAAATAAGGCTATTAGAGAAGGACTATTGTGTCATAGTAATCCAGTAGGTTTAAATGATGTAGAATTGGCTCGTATGGCTAAAAACAAATTTGGTGACTCTAATCACACGTTTGGTGAGAAGTGTGCTAATAGTGATGGTATAACGGTAGAGAGAAATGCACCTAGCAGATTCTTAGAGAATGGTAAGGTTAGAGGTAAGATGCTTTATCTAGAAGTATTTAAAACACCACTGTATGCAGGAGATGAGTTGGTAGGAGTTTGTGGTGTGGGTAGAGACATTACTGAATATGTTGAAGCTTATAGAAGTGGAAAATGTAGAGAATGTGATGGGGAGACTGACATCTTTACAAAGTATGAGTTTCAGCCTGATGAGGAGAAGTAATGGGTAGCAACAATAATGAATGGCACGGAGAAGACCGGAGATCTACTGGTGGTTGGGAAGTGTACAAAGAAAAAGTCTTAGGTGATAATCAGGAGATGAAAGCTGAGATTAAAGAGATTAAAGGAGTAGTTAATAAGGTTGAAGTAGCAGTAATGTTGTTACAACAAAAAGTAACTACTAGTTCAGCTACAACTAGTACAATAACGTCAGCTGTTATTGGTGTGTTAGTAGCTTACTTGATGAATAAAATGCTGGTGCATCCTTAACATGGAGAGCGCTGGCTATATAGTTGGAGTTTGGTAGTATGGATACATATAAAAGGAGTTGCTAATGGCACCATTGTTAGGATTAGGAATAGGGTTTCTGACTGATTTAGTTGGAAAGTATGGGGAGGATTTAGTTGTTGCAGGTGTTGAAAAAGTTACGGGTGTAGATTTAAAGAAAGATGAGTTGACATCTGAAGATAAAAAGGCTATAATGGCAGGAGAATTGGCTCTGAAGGAGCTTGACTTCAAGAAGCTAGAGTTAGAGCTTGAAAGTGTTAAAGAGTCGAATAGACATGCTGAAGTAGCTACAAAAGTGGTAATAGAAGATAAGCAAGATGCTAGAGATATGTACATAGAGACGACTAAAGTAACCGGTAAAAGAGATAAGGCTGTAGTAGTACTAGCTGCTGTTATAGTTATTGGATTCTTTGCAGGTTTGATTAGCTTGATATTCGTGCATTTAGATAAGGGTAGTGGTGCATATGAGTTGCTGTATATGGCATTTGGAGCGCTTACTATGAAGTTTGGTACTGTTGTAGATTTCTTCTTTGGATCTAGCGATAAATAGAAAGGATAATTAATGGCTTTGATTGTGCATAAAGTTGGTGATAGTATAAAGTGGAAGATGAAGAATGTTCAGGCTGATGGAGTAACTCCTGTCAACTGGACTGGGTTTACTATTGAGGTTAAGTGTGTTAATAAGATTACTGGAGTTGTGCTGTTTACTACTAGCACGGCTGTGGTAGATGCTAACAAGTACGTGACTACTGGTAGTTTAGCTACAGGTGAATTTGAGGTTATAGTTAAGAATACAGATAGTTTTACTACTGGTGAGTATGCTGTTGATATAAAGTATACAAGTACTGATGGGTTTAAGCAGAGTTCTAAAGCTATAAACTTAAAGATCGTTAGTAGGCTATAATGAATACTATAATTAATATAGGAAGTATAGAAACTGATGTTGAGAATGGTATTATAAGTGTTACACTAGTTGATGGTGGGACTCCTATAAATACATTAGTTCAAGAGACTGTAAATATTCAATTGAACGAGGTAGGATTTCAAGGACCTCCAGGAGCTATTGGGCCTGAGGGTCCTGTAGGACCTTCACTTGAGTTTGAGGCACTGACTGAACAGCAAAAAATTGAATTAAGAGGCGATGTAGGAAATACATCTACAAACTACACTAATTTATTTAATAGTGTATTGTTATCGTAAAGGGATTAAATGAGTTTAGATTCAAATTTACAAAGTGCTTTTACAGCTGTAGGTACAGCTGTTAAGAGTAGAATAAGTAATAGTGAAAAAGGTGTAGCTAACGGGGTTGCTACATTAGATGGGTCTGGTAAAGTACCTCAAGCACAGTTGCCTGGGTTTTTAGATGATGTATTAGAATATGCTAATTACGCTTCTCTACCTGCCACAGGAACTGCTGGGATTATATATATAGATATTAGCAATGGTAAGCAGTATAGATGGTCAGGAAGTGCATATGCATCTACTGGAGGTGGAGCTGTTGATAGTGTTGCAGGTAAAGTTGGTGTAGTAACATTAAATACTAGTGATATTAGTGGGTTAGATACTGCGTTAGCTAATAAAGCTGCTAGTTCACATACACATAGTATAGCTGACGTTACTGGACTACAAGGTGCTTTAGATACTAAAGCTACTGCGAGCGCACTGAGTGCGTTGAGTACAAACGTTGGAGCTACTGATACTAATTATGTTACTGTGTTTAACGCTGCATTGGTATAGACTATGAGTTTAGATAGTAGTATAATTGACCTAGCTACGGCTATTGGACAAGAGATAAAAGATGTAAGGGCTGATATGGCTCTTGTGTCTGGTGGTGGTGGAACTCAAAATGTTTTCATTCAAGAAACTGAACCAGCTGTAGTCGTAGACTCATTGTGGATTCAGAGGTTACCTAATGGTAACTTTACAATGTGGGTAAAAGGAGTATAAATGTTAGAAAATTTATTTGGTGAATTAGCTAATGATTTGAGTATTAAGAATTTAATGCAAAAGTTTGGTAGATTCAGCTTCGATTCTTCAAGCCAGTTGAGAACTACAGTAGCAGGTACTGTTACTATTGGTGGTACTAGTACGGTAACAACGGTTACTACTGCGAATATGAGTATAGGTGATATGGGTAAACCTGCCTCAGTTATATTACAATCAGCACAAGGGTTCTACGGGACTGTTGGGGCTAATTTTGTTAGGAGTTAGAATGAGAGATATTATAGTAAAAACAGGACTGACTTACGTAGTAACTGTAGTAAATGAAGTAGGTGAATCGGCAGAAGTTACTAAGAGTCTTGATGACTTGCTTCCTGTTGATAGGGTTGTAACTATAGATTGTAATGGGTATGTATCGTTGTATGATACTTGCGTAAAAATTGAAGAAGATATGATAGAGAAGGAGCTATAATGGCTGTAATAAATAATAATAAGTATATGCTTGATAGACCGATGTGGGAACAAGTTGCATTTGCTCCTACTACTGGTACAGCTGGTAGTTGTAATTGTGATGATAATAGAAGATTTATCTATAGCTATTTTCAGACATCAACAACGGCTGCACAGTTTTGGAGATATGACACTTGGGCAGATTCTTGGCAACAATTAGCAACACCTGCAACTCAAACAGGTTCAGTTGGGGCAATTAGGTATGTTGAGAGTGTTGGTGGAAGTTTTGGTGGAACTACTTATGGAAGTGTTTGGTTGTTAATTGGAAATGGTACAATTGCATACTTTTATAAGTATGATATTTCAAGTAACTCTTGGTCTGCTATGAGTATTGCATCAGTTCCTGCTTCACTTGGTACTGACTTTTCTTTCTGCTATCCTGAACCTCAGTTAAATAATAACACTTTAGGGTATCACTCAGGTATTACTAGAACAATAACAACAAGTGCAACTGTATCGGCTGGAGCAACATCTATTTCTGTAACTGCTTTGCCTACTGCACTAGCATCTGGTACTAGATTAAGATTTGGAAGCTTTAACATTACATTAAGTGCTGAAGCATCAGCTGGAGCTACAACTCTAAGTGTAGCTTCTTTACCTTACGCTGTTTATGCTGGAACATTAATAGAAACACCTAGAGGTGGATTAGTTACTGTAAAAACAACTGCAAATGCTGGAGCAACTTCAATTGACGTTTATCCGATAAGAAGAGCTCTGCCAAATGGAAGTATATTTACTGTTGAAAGATACGTAGTATTAACTGCAAGTGCTGCTGCGAGTGCTACAAGTATAACTGTAGCTGCTGTTAACTATTCTTTAGAAAGTGGAGCAACGGCTTACTATTACGACCATATGTATATGGTTGGAAATAATGCTACTGTAATGTACAGATACCAAGTATCATCAAATGCTTGGGCTACATCTAATGCAAGTGCTGTGGCTATTCCTGCTGTTACTGGTGCTGTTGGGGGTGGGTGTACAATTAAGTGGTTGCCGAGTTTTGCACCTGACAAGTTATTTGTAGTTAGGGGAAATGGTACCTCAAACATTTATACGTATGATTTAGTGGCTAATACTTGGGCAACTGCATCGTTTCATCCTAGTACTGAGACTTTTACAACTGCGAGCACACACACTGCGAGGAGTATAGGTAATAAAGGATATAGTATAATATCATCTAAAGACGCTACTATGAGAATTTACGAGTACGACCCGTCTTTAAGTAGGTTACACCCTAAAATGAATCAATGGTTATACCCAACTGGGGCAGCTGTTCAAGGTGATAGAACTACGTGTTTAAGAAGTCCTGATGAAGTAGAGTTCTATTACTTACTGCTTCCGTCAAGTACAGCATTCGTTAGATGTGCTTTAATAGATAGCTAGGGGATATAATGGTAAAGGAGATGGTAAAAATACTATTTCCTGCTACTCGTAATATAGATGAAGTAGTGGGAATCATAGAAAAGCATAGAATGAAGTTTGGATTGAATACTAACCTAAGACTTGCAATGTTCTTAGCTCAAGTTAGGGAAGAAACTGGTAGTGAATTTAAGGGTGTTAGAGAGAATTTGAACTATAGTGAAGATGTGCTGCCTAAGTTGTACAAGGCGTTTAATGATAGACTTGCTGATAAGTATGGAAGAAATGAAGAGCATAAGGCTAATCAAGAAGCCATAGCAAATATAGCATATGCAAATAAGTTAGGAAATGGTAATGCAGATAGTGATGGTGATGGTGATATGGATGCTGATGATGATGGTTATAAGTACAGAGGTGCTGGATGCCTACAGATAACTGGTAAATACAACTTTGTTGAAGTACAGAAGAGATGTGTAGCTAAGAATGGTGTAGAAGCTAATCCAGATACATTAGAAGGGTTTATACTGTTTGGCATGTCGTTTTGGCTATGGAAAGATTGTTATAGAGCTGCTGATACTGGCGATGTAGATAAGGTTACTGCGATTGTTAATAAGTATACTGATAGCTATCAACATAGAAAAGACTACTACAATAAGATAAGGCATTTAGTATGAGTAATGAAGGCTTAATTGAGTATATGAATAAGAAAGAACCTACTGCTGAATTAAAGCCTAGAGAAGACAAGCCTACTGTAAGCCCTGGAGTTCTTGAGTCTTTATTGAATAAGATTAAACAGAAAGAAGTTCCTTTGGTTAAGAAAGGTGGAATGTTAGGAATAAGAGGATAATGTAGTTATGTATAAGCTACAACTAAGAAATATTGTGGTAAAATTGATGATATAACTACATCTAAAGGTAAATGATGAATAATAAAATTAAGATTAATAAGAAAGAGCTATTATCTGCACTGAAGAAAGATCTACAAGCTGCAAGTACGTTTAGGGAAGATGAAGATATAAAGATAGCTAGAAGAGTATCTGAGTATCAAGGTAAGCCTTATGGTAATGAGCAGAAAGGTAAGTCTGCAATAGTTTCTCTAGATATTAAGAGACAAAGTGAGTGGGCTCACGCTGCTCTAGTAGATCCATTTGTAGGTGCTACTGATGTAATAAAGTGTACACCTGTTACTTGGGAAGATAGAGAAGCTGCTAGACAGAATGAGTTGCTACTAAATACTCAGTTCTGCAGACAGTTTGATAGGTATAACTTTATGACTAATGCTATAAAAGTACTTGATATGGAAGCTACTTGTGTAATACAAACTGGCTGGGAGTATGAAGATGAAAAGATTATGGTTGATAGAGACGTTGTTGCAGTAGATGAGTATACTGGTGAAGAGTATATAGCTATTGAGAAGATTGAAGAAACTAAAGTACTTACGAATAGACCTACTGCTGTTGTTAGAAGAAATGAAGATGTGTATGTAGACCCAACTTGTATGGGCGATCATGATAAGATGCAATTTGTTATTGTGAGGTATGAGACTGATTTAAGTACTCTTAAACAAGATGGTAGATATAAGAATCTAGATAAGATACAAGTAGGTTCTGAAGATGCTAACAGTCATGATGATTATGAAACTAAATACAGTAAAGTAAGTTCATTTACATTTGAAGATAACCCTAGAAAGAAAATGGTAATGTATGAGTACTGGGGTAACTATGATATAAATGACGATGGAATTGCTGAGCCAATTGTATGTGCGTGGGTAGGTTCTACTGTTATTAGGTTGGAGTTGAATCCATATCCAGATAAGAAACCACCATTCATTATAGTACCTTTTAATAAAATACCATTTGAGATATATGGTGAAAGTAATGCTGACTTAATTAGTGATAATCAGAAGATAAAGACTGCTATTACTAGAGGTATTATTGATAATATGAATCAGAGTAATAATGGTATGATTGGTATTAAGAAAGGTGCACTAGATCCTGGCAATAGAGAGAAGTTTATGAAAGGTAAGCCGTTTGAATTTAACGGTAGCCCTAATGACTTTTGGCAAGGTAGTTTTAATAATATACCTGGAAGTGCTTTTGATATGTTAGCCTTGATGAACAATGAGATCGAGTCTATAACTGGGATAAAGAGTTTTAGCGGAGGGATTACAGGTAGTTCACTTGGTGGAACAGCTACAGGGGCTAGAGGAGCACTTGATGCAACATCTACTAGAAGATTGAATATTGTTAGAAATATAGCTGAGAATCTAGTTAAGCCATTGATGAGAAAATGGATGGCATACAACTCTGAGTTTTTAGAAGAGTCCGAGGTAGTTAGAATAACAAATGAAGAGTTTGTTGAGGTAAGAAGAGATGACTTGGCTGGTAAGATTGATATAGATATAACTGTATCTACTCAAGAAGATAATGCAGCTAGAGCTCAAGAACTTGGTTTCTTATTGCAGACGCTTGGTAGTGCGCTTCCGTTTGATATGACAAGAATGATAATGGCTGAAATAGCTAAGTTGAGTAAGTTACCAACGTTAGAGAAGTCAATACTTGAGTATAAACAAGAGCCAGACCCAATACAACAAAAGATGCAAGAGTTACAATTAGCTAAGTTAGAAGCTGAGATACAAAGATTGAAAGCGGATGCAATGCATAAGATAGCTAGTTCACAAGAGAATGAAGCTGATAGAGAAGAGAAGATGGCACAAGCTCAATTGAAGAGAGCACAAGCTAGAAAAGCTGAGTCTGAGGCAGATATTGTAGATTTAAACTTTATGAAAGCTGATGAGCAGATTGATGAACAAAATGCTGTTGAAAAAGAATTAATGAAGTTTGAGATGGAGATGGAGAGAAAGCAATTTGATGCTCTACAGCAATTAAGAGTTATTAATGAGCAAGTAAAAGCTAAAGATAAAAATATTGGAGTAGGTAAGTAATGGGAATATTAGATACAATTAGAGCAAATGCAGAGAATGCTGGTAAAGCATCTGCATTGGACAACTTAGAAAAGAATTACGTTGCAAAGCAAGTAGCAGGATTAGCGGCTGACAAAGCTGCTTTAATAGAGTATATGAGACCGATGTTTGCACAAAGAACAGCTGAAGTAATGAATCAAGGTGGCAATTATGTACCTGCTGAGCAGATTCCTTATCAACAAGGTGAATATGTGCTTCCTAATGAGGGATTAGCTGCTGATCAATTAAGGATGAGATAATGAATGAAGAAATGAATGGATTAGCTGGACAAGGTATGCAAGAGCAAGCTTTACCACAGCAAGGTGAAATGGATCAGATGGTAGTACAGGTGGCTCAATTGATAATGCAAGGAGCTACTGCTGAAGAATTATTGCAGATGGGTGTTCCACAAAATGTTATTGATATGGCTATGCAATTAGTACAGAGTCAACAAAGTAGTGTAGCTGGTCCAACACAAAATGCAGGCCTAGCTGGGAGTGTCTTACAAGGAGCTACTAGTGGAGTATAAATTAGATATAGGAACATCTACAGATAATGATAAGAATATGGAAGTAGTATCTAAGTTTTGGAACTTAGGTCCTACTAAAACTAGCATACAACCTACTGATAATAAAGATTATTGGAAAAAGATGGCTGATATTTGGAATTGTTCCGAAAGGGAAGCTAGAACTAGGTTGTGTGCTAATTGTGAATATTATAATAATACTCCTAGTATGCAAGAACAAATGTTAACTATTCCGTTAAATAAGTTTGATTTAGATGGCGGAGGAAGAGGGTATTGCCATGCCTTTAAGTTTATATGTCATAACTTAAGAACATGTCAAGCCTGGGAAGAAAAAGAGTTTGAACTAGAAGATTAGTTTTAAGAATAGTTTAAGCAATAGTATGATAGAATCCTCTCAAATACATCCAAATTCATGAAGATGTAAAAAGCAAATCTTAAAATTGAGAGGACTTATCGAATGATAAATAACCAAACAAACAATAGAGCTGACCTAAATAGCGCAGTAGCCTTAGGACAAGCCTTACAAAGACTGGAAAAGAATGAAGATTTCTTAGCAGTTATAAAAGACGATTACATAATGAGAACTTTAATAGTGGAGAGTCAAGGTATGCTAGATCAAAGCCCACCAATGAGACAAGAAGCACTAGAGAAGATTCAGTCAGTTAACTACTTTAGACAGTATTTGACAACTATAAAGAACAATGCACAAGCTGCTATTGAAGAACTTAATGGAGGAGATTTAGATGAGTAGAGATATTGAAAACTTATCTGATGAAGACTTTGATAAGTATATGAATGAAGCTATTGCTGAAGGTGGTATGGTTGAAGATGAAGAAGAAGTTGATGGAACTGAGACGGAAGTTGAGGAAGATGAAGTAGATACAGCGGAACAACCAGAAGATGAGAATGAATCTGAGGACTCCGATGATAATAATGATGTAGATGAAGAGCAAGAAGAAGAAACTGAAGAAGACTCTGAAACAGAAGAAAGTGCACAAGAAACTGTTGATGAACAACCTACTAAAGAAGAAACTACGCTAACTACAGATACACATAAAGTACCTACGTTTAGATTAAAAGCTGATGGAACTGAGTTTGAACTAACAGAGGATGAATTGAAACAATTGGCATCAAAAGGTATGAATTATACTAAGAAAATGCAAGATATCAAAGAATATAGAGAACATGTTAGTGCAATTAAGGAAGCAGCACTTAGTAAAGACGATATCAACCTAATGATTGACGTACTAAAAGGTGACAAAGATGCTTTAGCTACAGTAATGAAGAGAACTGGTGTAGATGCACTAGATGTTGATGTAGAGAATAGTAGATATGTGCCTAAAAATTATGGTCGGAATGAAGTAGAGCTTGAAATTGAAGAAGTAGTTGAATCTATTTCTAGAGATCCTGAGTATGTAACTACTAAACATATAATTAGTAGTAATTGGGATAAACAGTCTCAAATGGAATTTGTTAAAGATCCAATTAAGATTGCAAAATTACATGAAGATGTTAAGAGTGGTATTTTTGATCAAGTAGTTCCTATGATGTTGAAGAAGAAGGCACTAGATGGTGCAAGAAAGTCTGACATAGAGTACTACATTGAAGCAGGTACTGATTACTACCAAAATAAAGCTAGAGAAGCTTATAATGCTAGTGTTATTGAGGCGGAAAAGGCTAAGAAACAAGCAGAGATTAAGGTAGTAAAAGAACAGGAAGCTAAGAGATCTGTAGTAACAGATACAGCTGGTAAGAGAAAAGCGGCTACTATGACTAAGCCAAAGACAGCTAAAAGAAGTATTGATGATTATTTGAATACATCTATGTCTGATGCAGAGTTCAGTAAACTAATGGAGAAGGCTATCTATAAAAGGTAGCCTAAACTAAAATAAGGAAAAAATAAAAATGGCAAACGAAATGATTTATGGAAATGGGTCTAACTCATCAATTGAAGCTACAGGGAAAAGTCAAATCAGACAAGATTTCTTTGATAAGAAAGCTGTTATTGACATTCAAGATGAAATGTATTTACAAAAGTTATCAGGTACAACAAATATGCCTAAAAACTATGGTGAAACAATTAAGAAATACAGATATGTACCTTTATTAGATGATGAGAATGATAACTCACAAGGTTTAGATACAACTGGTGCTGCAATTGCTGCTGGAAACTTATATGGTTCATCAAGAGACGTTGGAACAATTACTTCTAAGTTACCTGAATTATCAGAAACTGGTGGAAGAGTTAATAGAGTTGGATTTACAAGAAAACAAATCACTGCTTCTATTGTAAATAGAGGATTCTTTTTTGAATGGACAAAAGATGCAATGAACTTCGATTCAGATGCTGAATTAAAAATGCATTTAACAAGAGAAGCTGTTAGAGGTGCTGCTCAAATTAATGAAGATGTATTATACATTACGTTAGTAAACAATGCTGGTGTTAACTACTTTGCTGGATCTGCTACTTCAATTGCAACTATTACTGGTGAAGTTAACAATGCTACTGCTGCTGTTCCTACATATGTTGACTTACTTAACTTAGATATTGAGTTAACAAACAACAAATGTCCAAGAGACACAAAAGTAATTGATGGTTCAAGAATGATTGATACTAAAACTGTTAGAGCTGCTAGATATATGTATATCTCTCCAGATGTTGAGATTTCATTTAGAGCAATGACTGACTTAGCTGGTAACCCTGCATTCGTTGATGTTAAAGAGTACACAAATGCTAATGGAGATACTAAGTATGTTCAAGCGTTAAATGGTGAGATTGGTGCAGTTGGACCATTCAGAATCGTTGTACACCCAAATGCAATTATGAGATCAGGAGCTGGTGCTACTGTTACTGCTAATGCAGCTGGATTAAGAAATGATGGTACTAAATACGATGTATATCCATGTTTAGTTGTTGGTTCTGAAGCATTTACACACGTTGGATTTGAGTTTGGAGCTGGTACAAAAGGTAAGTTTAAAACTAATACTAAAATGCCAGAAGAAAACAGAGATAGACAAGATCCATTTGGTAAAGTAGGATTTACTGCAATTGAGTTCTGGAATGGAGTTTTAATTGACAGACCTGAATGGTTAGCAGTTTATAATATAGGTGCTAAACTATACTAAGACTAGGGGAAACCCTGGTTTAGTCTTTAAAGACTGAGTATCACCAAACAGTCTAAAAATAAAATAAGATAAATATATAAGGAATAAAGAATATGACAAGAGATGAATTAAAAGTTAGAGCTGAAGAATTAGGTTTAAGTTATAATAGTAATATAAAAACGGACGCATTAGCAGAATTAATTACGAATGCTGAAAATGGTTTAACACCTGAGATTGTAGCTGCTGCAAAAGAAGCTGAAGAGGTAGCTAAGAAATTAGTTGAAAAACAAGTAGCAGAAGTAGCTCCAGTAGTTAATCAAGCTAAAACTGTTGGTCAAGTTAAGGCTGAAGCAAGAAAAGAAGCTATGAAGCTAGTTAGATGTGTAGTAACATCTATGGATAAAGATAAGGCTGATTTGAGTGGAGAAATAATTAGTTGTGGTAATAGTATGACTGGAATGATTAAGAAGTTTATACCTTTTGGTAAAGAATGGCATGTTCCAACGGTAATTTTAGAAACATTAAAAGACAAGAAAATGCTGATGACTAGAGATAGAAGAACTGATAAGGGAACTGTTAAAGAGCATTATGAAGTGTCACAATACAATGTACAGATTCTGCCTGATTTAACTCAAGAAGAGTTAAATAGACTTTTAAAAGAAGATGGTAAGAAGTAGATATATAGAACCCATCTAGAAATAGGTGGGTTTTTTTATGTCTATA